CCACTGATCAGATATTTTAAAACATCCAACATCGTTGTTTTAGCCCATGTTTTAGTTTCGCAGTGGCTTCGCAATTGATATTCGTAACCTTCGCATTCTAATTCAAGTGGCGATTTGTAATTAAGACGGTAAATAAAACCTTCGAACTCTAAACGTAGATCAGCATCATAGCCTAGCCAAACACTTATCTTATCGCCACGCGAAAACTGAGAGGCTGTTTGAACACTTTCACCAACCTTTTTATCTTTGTAATCTAATCGGGCCGATGTTGGTATTTGTATTTTACACGACTGATTGATTTTGAACATGTCAAGCTCAATGTCTACAGAGTGGAATGCATCGAACGAAAGCTTTTTGCCATCCTTACGGTTTATTTCAATATGTCCACGAAGTTTGACGTACATTATTCAATTATCAGTTTAAATGCAATATCACTAGTTATATCCATCTCAAAAGCTTGCACATTTTTCATACCTTTCAATTCAGGAAACTTTAGGTTACGAATAACTACTTTTTCGTTATCTTCAAATAAAAGGGATGTCCTTGCATTTTCAATATCCAATGATTCACCGGATTTATATAATTCTTTCAGATCGAAAACAAGTTGATCAGGATAATCACCATCTGATGAAACTATGATACCTTTTACATTCAAGTCCCAATCATTCATTGAAATTTCTTCTTTAACAGAACCCTGTTGATTAACAAGGGGAGTTTCAACAATCGTTTTTTTACTTGCAATGGACGATACAGTATTTTGAAGCATAAACATTGTTCCATCGGCTTTAATTAGCCATATTGGCAAAAACACTTCATTGCCATTGCTATTCATTCCATAAAAAGGAGAACCTTTAATATTGTATTCGCGACGCTCCGAAGGCGTTGCGAAGGAATAATCCGAAGACTCCGAACTACTTCCAAATAACTTTTTCTCAACTGTATTTTGGAGGCTAAATAAAAATGGAGGTGCAGCATATCCCCAAACACTTTTGAAGATATCTTTCAGGTCAAATTCATTGAATTGATAGTTCTTATTTTCCATTATTCTGTAGCCATTTTGTTAGCACTATTCAATACCTGAGCTAATGCTTGCATAACTAAATCTTTCACTTCAGTAGCTCCCTGACTCATTGTAAGTGGATGAATCGTTATTTGACCAATCATCTCCTTATTTACATTGATAGTTATGTTTGTTGGCTTACTTCCGCCACCAGCAATACTTTTTACCTTTTCGTCTGGATTAATGCTACTATTTCCGCCACCGGCTAAACTTCCGGTAAGTGATCCGGCATTTAACCCACTCTTTTTATCAGTTTGACTTTTAGCAAAGCTATTTATACCTTTATTGTATCCTTTTGCCCATGTTTCACCCGCTTTTGAACCGTTATCAATAGCAGCTTTTACAATACCTCCACCGGCAAAACTGTTTACATATCCAGACCCAACTTGTTTTGCACCTTCCTTAATTTTACCCCAGTCACGCGAAAAAATTCCATCAATAACTTTACCCAGACCTACAAACATATCAACTAATCCATGCACCGTATTCATTACGGCATCTTTCAGGAAGTTGACAAACAGTTTGAATGAATCCCAAAGGCCAAAAACAATACCTCTAAACCAGTCAAATTTATTCCAGGCAATGACTAAAATTGCAATCAAAGCAGCTATGCCGGCAATGACTAGACCAATAGGGTTTAGCAACATTGTACCGTTCAAAATTGCTTGAGCAATTGTCCAAAGCTTAATACCCCATGTGATTAATTGAAATGCTGCAAATGCGCCCAAAGCAACGCCCGTAAGTTGTAGTAGCATGTCGGAGTTCTGAGCAATCCAATCTACCATTGGCATAAGGAAGTTCATCAAGTCATTGGCATAAGGCAATAGTTTTAATCCTATTTCGGCACCGGTCTGCCTTAATGTGCCCACTAATGTTGAAAACTTACCTGAAGCCGTTTGGCTCATTTTATCCATCATGCCAAAGAAAAGCCCGCCTTTGCTCGTTGCATGTTGGAATGCACCTTCAATCATGGAAGCAGATATCTTTCCTTTTTCCATTTCAGCACGCAGGGTTCCCATACTTTTACCGGTCATCTTTTGCAGTTCCTGAAGCGGATTAAAGCCGGCATTTATCATTTGCAATAAATCCTGGCCTTGTAATTTTCCAGCACTGGACATTTGAGAGAAAGCAAGTGTCAAAGAACTCATTTTGTTGGCATCACCCATTGCGATATCACCCAACATTTTCAGGTTTGGCAATATCTTTTCTGCCGACGTACCAAACGAAAGCATCATCTTCGCATTATCAATCAGCCCTTTGTTTTCGTAAGGTGTATCGTTGGCAAACTTATTAATACCCGCTAGCATTATCCGGGCTTTTTCGGCACTTCCTAACAGTACATCAAAACTGATTTTAGATTGCTCCAGATCAGCCCCCATTTGTACAATGCTCTTAATGCCCTGAAGAACTGCAAGTGTACCCACTATACGCCCAATTCCACTGGCTAGATTATTGGTTTCAGTGTTCGATTGTCGAACATTGTCCATATAATTTTTCCACGACTGGGAGGCACGGCTAACACTCTTTTCAGCCTGAGACATTGCCTTTTCAGTTGACTTACCTACACCGTCGACGCTTTTTGATACATTTTCAGCAGCTTTCGAAGCATTCTTCAAAACACCGCTCAATAAATCGCGCGCTCGTAATATGTATTCAACACCTGGTCCCATTATTGCTTATTTTCTTCAGCTTCTCGTTTTCGGATATTATCTAAGTGGGCAACTTTCATCGCCCATTCTTCATCGGTAAGGTGCGAGACATCATAGCCAAGGTAATATTCCAATTGGGTCGACATTAAGCCGACCCAATCATTCTCACCCCACTGTTCAGCCTCGCTTAAAAGTTTTTTAGCTCAGTCTCCTTGAATTCTATCAATTCGCCAGCTTTCACACAGGCATTGAACCAAAGTACTTCGTCTTTTTTAATTTCTTCAGAACCACCAATCATGCAGTTTGTCAATACAGCTTCACCGGTTTTCATCAGTTTACCCATATTCATTTCGATATCGCTACCGTCATTTTCGCCTTTCGACATTTTAAACGACATTTGACTGAGTGCATAACTGGTAGTCTGGCGGTCAATTTTGCGAATATAAGCGATATGACCATCTACGATAACACCATATACTTTGCCGTATTTGGCTTTCCACTGTTCAATTTGTTCAGGCGTAACTTCGCCCACAAGGGTTGTTTTTTCTTTTCCCATGATTAATAAGGTGATGTTGTGTTATACTTAATTTTCTTTACAAACATAGGAGTGGTTGACTCCATAAATTTAGCACCCTGTTCCATCGCTTTTTCAATTTCCATAAATTGAACACCTTCAAGAATATCGGTTACTATTTTAGCTCCGACGCTATTTTTTGGAATGTAACTATGAACAACAGTAAATGGTGGTATTGAGAATGCATCACCTCCACCAGATGATATAATAGCCTCCAATTCACTCTGAAGGAACTTAAGTTCACTGGTGTATTTTCTATTACCGTAACCAACATCCGCCGGCTCATCACCTTCAGCGTAGATAGCTTCGATTTCGCGTTCAGCTTTATACTTAAACCCACGAATACCGGTTACAAACCGACCGCCCATAAAACAGCGGTATTCTGACCAACTAAATGCCATAATTTTATATTTATTATTGGTTTACAAAACTCAATACCACTTCAATCGGATTCAAATAACCCTTAGGAGTGATGTTCAGATAGATTTTTTGAGCAGCTCCGGAAAGAACATCAACCGTAGTATCAATTTGCGCACTGAAGTTGGATATTTCACCGGCCATTGAACTGTTCACTTGGGTTTCAATCTTTTGCTTCAGGTAAGCAGCTACAGCAGCGTTCAGCGTACCATCGTCATTTACCTCTACATCATCGTCAAGCTCTTCCACGTAGGTGTTATAAGCTATTTTCAATGCTTTATCAATGGTTCTGATACGTGCAATTGTATTCAGGTCATCAGTCTGCGAAGTAGCTGTGAAGTCTCCATTAAAGTAGTAACCTGAACGGTTAGGGAACTGACGGAACACGATATAACCTTTGTCGTGAATAGTACCTAAATCTTCGCGTTCTTTGATAGCTTTACCATCCGTCAAGTAGGCTGTGTCGATAGGCAATGATCCATTCTTTACACGCGATATTTTGCGTTGTACCGGCAAAGCTGCAATCTGGCCTAATATCAACCCAATGGAAGCAGAACCGTTACTGAGCGTAGAGCATAGGCCTATGGAAGTACGATATTTAGTATCTGTATGCAAATCGCGAAGGGAATCAGAATCGGTCATTTTACGACCTTCAATTACCAACACGAATGGCATTATTTTGCCCAGGTACTCCATAGCCAATACTTGACCTTTAGTCATTGCTGTTGATACTTCAGTATCTAAGCCATCAAGTGTAACACCTGCATCAGCTCCAACAGCAGTACCCAATGCCATGATTTCGCCGTTAGCTTTATTCAACAATATTTTCGCCGGACAAACTTCTAAGTCTTTATCAACAGTTTCAGACAATTTTACAGTGGCTGCCACAATTATAATCCAAAGCTTTGCACCTGTGGGAGCTATAGAGTAAAACTCTGAAATATGACGAAAAGCAGCTACATTCGCACCACTGGCATCAATGCCCAGGGCTTTCGCTCCATCTGTGCTGTAAATAGCGTAAGGGGTATTCAATACCAACTTATCAGCTACAGCAACACCGGGCATAATAAAGCCCACAGTGTTATCGTTTGTTTCGGCTACCAAGCCCAATCCGTTACGGACAAGGCTTATTACTACATTAGGTAATCCAGTCATGGTTTACAATTTATAATGTTCCGGACTTTTGTCCACTTTCTTTGAGTGATCTAAAGCATTTTCAGCTTTAGTGAACCAATATCCTTTTACAGGACACCGCCAGATTTCTTTTACATTTTGTGAAGCCATAAGTGTTTCGGCTTCTGTTTGAAAATTCAGATCCACTTTTTCTTCAGGTAAATCAGTAACCGTTTTTAGTTCTTCATCTGCTGTGTTAGCAGGAGATATTTCAGTATCAGTTACCTTAACTTCATCTGTTGTAGTCGAAGTTTCAACCGTTTCAGATGATTGACCAACTACATCTACTACAGAAGCTTCAGGTTTTACGACTTCAATTTCTGTTGATTTATCAGCTTCAATTGTTTCAGTCACTTGATCAGCTACAGCTGCTTCTGTTGAAGTTTCTACTTCCTTAGTTTCTTCAACTTCACCATCAGGTTTACTAGAAGTATTATCAATAACCGGTGAATGACATTCTGTATCAACTACAGCTTCTACAGTTGCATCCGCTTTTGCGGTTTCGTCAACTATTGGGTTTACATTTTTTGCCATGTTATTTTATTAAATTATAGCGTTTTAGAATTAGATATATGAATGATAATAAGGCTACAATCGAAACTGCAATAGAAACAGATACCCAAGTGGGCGTTTTCACCTCTTCAGATTGCTTTGAAACCTCTTTAGCATCAGCTTGAGTTTTGCTCTTGTCTGTAAGTGCTGAATTGGCTTTTAGTTTCGATTTATCTTCATTTGTAGCCTTAGACTTAATGTCTTTTTTTGAGTCTGCATTAGCAGTTGAATTGTTATTCTTACCACGTTTAATCTTTCGGTTAGTGGTAGTAGTTTCAGTTGGATATTGTTTACCTGTGCTATCTGGTGGAGATAACTTTGTATTGGTACTCGTTTCTTCAACATTTTCTGAGCTAGTTCCTTTATCAGTAGTATTCAATGAACTTGTAATAGACTGATTAGTTTCTATTGACTGATTGATATTCAGCTTTGCATCACTCGACTGATTAAGCTCTAAATTAGCGGCTGTTTTGGCCTTTACTTCAGTTGTATTTGATTGTTTGATAGTTTTACAACTAGTATAAAAACCAACAGACATCAGTACAATACAAATAAGAATCATTCTTTCACCCAGTGATTTCTCTAGCCTCAAGCTTTTTCTGCTCCAAGTTTTCATGATTTATTGAGTTTAAAATTTTAATAATTTGTTTATTTGTTGCTGTAAGTTGCTTGACAGTTGCTTCCAAACTCCCAACTTTTGTTGCTAATTGAGAGTAATTTTCAAGTAGTAACTTATAGCGAGCCTCTGAAGCTTCAGCACTTTCGCGCCAAATCGCAATAGCCTTAGTTACGTTATCAAGTTCAGAACCCTCAGCTTTCGCATCTGCATCTTTCGCCTCAGCTCCAACTTTTTTTTGTTGGCTTTTAAGTGTCAATACATTGATGAGCCATCCACCGCCAACGCTAGAACCCAATACAAGTCCTACAATTTCTATCCAGTTCATAATTCAAAAACTCTAGTTGACCAACCTTTATAGTATTTCCACTGAGTTGGTTTTCGTTTACAAATCTTATAGTATTTCAGCAACCGGTCATACTTATAAAGCAGAATAAATTGCTGTTTTGTCATTACCGGGCGTTGGTTCAATTTTACAATAGAATCATTCAGCAATGCAATTTTAGCATTCAACACTACAACAGTATCCTTTTTAATAGCAGTCTGCGATAAACAGAATGCCGGGATAAGAAGTAATAATAACAATAACTTTTTCATATCAATGAGCTTAATTTTGTAACTAGCTCCGAAGTTATAACTCCAGTCTGAGCAATTGCCACAATTGCTTGAGCGCGTTTTATTGCTGGCTTAATACCTTCGTTAACTGCTGAGTCTACAAGCGTGTAAGCAATATCTTGATCATCTATAAAGTCACCACCAATCTTGTCCCAAAAGTTATCTTTATAAAATGCAAAAATGAGTAGATTTAATTCTGCATCCCGTTTCAGATTTACTAAGAAATTAGGTTTACCATTATAACTGTCAATGATTTTCCAACCTTTCCAATTAGGCCAAAATTTACGAGCAATGCCCTTGTATGTTTCACCACCGGCATCATTAGGATCATTTGCATACCCACCTTCAGTCAATAATACTTTCAATATTGCATTTCTATATTCTGCCATTATCCTTTGAATTTATATTTTGGAATGATATCAGGTTCCGGTTTAGCCGTTGTTTTACGTTCAATCAATTTCTGATCTTCCACCGATGTTGAAAAGTCAACCCTGAACAAAATGAATTTTTCGCCATACTGAGGTTTATATTCAGCTGATCTGTTTAGTGGTGTAAGGTTTTCAATCGAAAAACCCTCAAAGGTTTGATAAATATCATCGAACTTATCTAGGATGGCCAAACTGGCATCTTCGCGTTCTGAACCATTGAATGTATCGGAACCTGAATCAACATATAGGTAAGTACTTATAATCCCATTACCGATCTGATCAGTTTCGTCCAGGTTGCTAAACTTAAAATCTCCAAGTTCGATAAACAAAGCCGGTAACGGAACAGGATAGTTTTGTTTCTGAGCTTGCATTTGACCCTTTTGCAAATCCACAAATTTCAGATACACCAGTTCGGTTTTAGCCAAATCCCGCAAGGCCTTGTATATATCGCTTCTTTTCATCTCGTTTTATTTAAGCCACTCCAACTCATCACTGAGTCGAAGTGGCTATCCAACCTATGAAAAACTAACCCTATTATGCTTTAGCTTGATAAATCATTGCAGAATATTTCTGGCTATCTTTTGTGAAATCCGACTTAAATTTGTGCGAAAATCCAAATTCAGTAGCACGTCCAGCAGTGTTTTGGGATTTATTCACTAGGAACATTTCAAATGCACCACCGGCACGGAATACTTCTTCTTTACAAAAAACGAATCCAGCAGGCACCACGTCACCAATAATAACTGCACCCTGAGCTGCTTTGGCAGATGATGTAATATCATAGGCAACTAAACTATTATCCGAGGCCTTGTGTATTTTGAAATTATAATATTCAACCACTGAAGGATTAATTACACCTGTATTTGCCTGCATGCCAAGCTGAGCCTTAAGAATCGTGTTGTTTTCAACCAAATCCCACCACAAATCAGATGGTAACACAAGGTTACGTCCACCAGGGAATCCGGCTTTATCCAAAATTCTTGCTAGGTTCAATACATCCTCCAACATCAGTGTTTTTAATCCTGCGCGTACCGGACCGGTTGTAGGAATAATAATACGCTTATTACCCGCATCGGAAGGAGCAAATGAATAAGCAGCATCATTTATTTCTTTCAACACAATAGCCTCAGCTGATTTCTTTGTGTAATATTGAATTTTATCGAATGGTAACGCATGCATATTGATATTACGCATCTTGTAGTTTTGGGAGTCGTAATGATCCAATGACACATCGTAAGTTGTTTCGGTTGGCTCTACACTATCAATATCCGTAGTCCTATTTTTATACACTACTGGAGCAGCACCAGCTTCGGGGAATCGTAATGTTTGACCATCGACAACAAACGAGCTTAAATCTTGAGCCTCGTTAAGCCATGTATCAATTTTTACATACTCTTCTTGCAAAGAGCGCATAAATACGATTTGCTGGGTGGATAACACAACCGGTCCTGTAGCCAATACAGTCCCGACAATTTGTGGAGCATAAGCCGCTCCAAATGCAGTAACTACTCCAATAAGTAGCAAACACAATACGCTTAAAATCTTTTTCATCTTTCTTTCCTTGTTTTTTATTAAACTAATACCTATTTAAAATACTTCGCAACATGTTTCGCAGGCTTCGCAAGACGTTTACTCCTCCACGGTGGTGGAAATGCCCAACTTCTGACTTTCTGACAAGAAACTCGCCTCTAATTTCTTGTATCGTTCTGGATCATCTTTTTTCATGGCCGACAATGCTTCATGATCTTTTTTGTAATAGTCCAGATAAGTCCATTTGGCACGTTCGTCAGTTTCCTTTTCTTTTCCATCACCCATACCTAGCACGAAAGTGTTCAAACCATCAGCTCCCTTCAAGAGCTCAAGCTGTTTTTTTGTACCATCGTAATCCAACATAGCTCCGGCACGGTAAATACCTTTTTGCGGTTCGGTGATAGCACCACGGTTAAAATGCAAAGCAACCAATGCATCCGCTTTCGCTTCAGCAGTTTCTGTGCTGGGTGTCTGCGCTTCCGGTTTCACACGGGCATTCAACATCTCACTGGTAGTACCATAATCGGAGAATGCCAGCTTTTTGAGTGACGGAATTTCTGTATCCTGAACTACGCCACGTTCTTTGTGTAGCAACACAAGATTGTCGGCAGCTAATTGTTTTGAGACTGCAAGCTCGGCTTGCATTTGCTCAACTGTTTTTTCTACTTTATCCATTTTTGGAGTGTTTGAGATTAAATCTAATTTATATTTGCCACCTTCCGGTGTTGATAATTTTACCGCATTTTTTTGTCCTGGAACTGTGACCAACGAAACTTCGAGTAAGTCCCATTTCAAGACTGTTCGCCTTGTTTGTCCGGAAATAATATATTTGGGGTCTTCCGACTCTTCAATTGGGATTATGTTCAGGCTGACAGCACTCATGTAGCCATCTTTATACTTCCAGTAAAGCTTCACGGCATCTTCGTCATTCCTGTCAAATTCCACAGAGCCTGTGAATAATCCGTTTTCTTTTTTTAGATCAAGCCACTTACCAACCGGAATCATATAGGTGGAATGCTGAACACAACAAACTGGATTTTTTTCAAATCCTGAAATATCACCACCTTCTACAAGCAATCTCCAACCATATCTATTAACCGATTCATCACATATAGTAAATGGAATTATCAAAGCTCCATCCGGTAATTTTCGTTCTTGTTTCGCCATTTTGGTTCTAAATTTTGAGCAAAGTAAAACCAAAAAAAAACACGAAAAAAATGCTTGATTTGTAGTAAGTCAGTTTTCAAACAACTACTGTCGAAAAATCAAACAACTATAAATCAAACATTTTAAAACCACAGAAAAAAGGAAAACCTTTGTATCTAAATCAATGATAGTTTATAATTCAAACAACTACTATCTAAAATACAACTAACTACAAATCAAACAAATGGCACAATTCACTAAAGCTGAGCGAGAAATGAAAATTGAGCAAGCCCGGCGAATGTATTGCAAAGGATTCGACTCTCAAACCATTTCCGATATCATGGGTGATGTAACTAAACGGACACTGGACGGTTGGATACGCGACTATGATTTTGACCGTAGCAAAAAGAGTCAGATCATTGCTCTATCTGAAATTAGAAACTCCATACTCGAAAGTTATGCCGATTTGCTCGACGGTAAAAAACCAAAGATCACTCCTGATCAGGCTGCGAAGTATGCTACAGCTTTTGAGAAGTTCAGCAGCAAAAAACAAGTGCTTTCATATATGCACGAAGCTTTTGAGATGCTTAGCGAAGAGTTTATGAAGGATATTCAGAAAACCGAAGGCAGGAAAGAGAAAGACAACCTATTGAACGATTTAC